AAGTTTGTATGGTGTAAGCACAGTACCACAATCCAATCAACCAGTAGCACGTAATATCGTGCAATAATCATGGCAAAGTTTGCTCAAGGCACATTCACTCCAAAGAATGCTCAAAAATATGTAGGTAAACATACACCTAGATATCGTAGTGGATGGGAACTTACTTTTATGACATTCTGTGATACTAACAAAAATGTATTATATTGGGCTAGTGAAGCAATAAGTGTACCGTATCGTAATCCATTTACTGGTCAACCTAAAAACTATATTCCTGATTTTTTTGTAGTATATGAAAATAAGCACGGAAAAAAGGTAGCTGAAATAGTTGAAATTAAACCTAAAAAACAAAGCATTATAGAAAGCAAAGTTGCCAATGCCAAAGATAGAATGATAGTAGCAATTAATCACGCTAAGTGGCAGGCCGCAATGGCTTATTGCAAACATCATGGGTATACATTTAGAGTAATTACTGAGGATGATCTTTTCTATAATGGGCGAAGCAAGTAACTAAATACTTGTATGACTAAAAAACTCCAAGAATTGTTTGAACTTCCTCAAGATGAAATAGATAGCTTGCACATTCCTATCCCAGAAAATGCTAGTGAAATAACAACTGATGCATTGAGTGCATTAGAGAAGATTGACAATGCATTACCGCAGGTTCGTGGATTAGAAGCAAGTGATACTGAATTAGATGAATTGGCGCAGATGGCTGTAGATAGTTTTAAAGATTTAAGTGATTTGGGTATGCAAGTTGATAGTAGATTCAGTAGCGAAATTTTTAGTGTTGCAAGTAATATGTTAGGACACGCTATTACTGCTAAAACAGCAAAGCTTAACAAGAAGTTAAAGATGATTGATTTACAGCTTAAGAAAGCCAGTTTAGACCAAAAGTTAGCTGGAAAAGCCGAAGAGATAGAGAATACTCCAGTAGGTGAGGGTAAAGCTTTAGACCGTAATGAGTTATTAAAGATGTTGGCAAGCAAAACAAATGAACAATGATAAATACATAATACAGGAATAACGAAATGAAAAGCCTAAAAACATACATAACCGAAAGTCTTAAAAGTTACAAATATACTATAAAGATTGCCGGTGACGTTGATAAAAACTTTATAGATATGTTTAAGTACAATCTAAACAAGTTTGATCCTATACGAATTAGTGATCCAACGAAAACTCCTATACAGAAAGATCCTTACGGATTTCCTAATCTAGCAAATCAATCTGTAACTATCATTAAAGCTGACTTTAGATATCCAGCCACTGAACCTATGATTCAGCAAATTGCTCAACTTCTAGGTTACAACATCAATATGGTTCGTGTCATCACTACTGATTTTGATGATAGTATTAATAGTGAAGCAGAAGGTTATGCTAATGAAATGAGTCATAATCCATTATTATTACATACTGAATTAGAAGAACAGCCCGGTGCTAAAGAAGCCGCTAAAGCCTATGGTGATAGTTACTTAACTAGTATCAAAGACCAAATGAAGGGTTCAACTATTGATATCCTTTATGCCGGTCAAAAGACTCCTGATGCGTTTGACCCATTCAAACCATATTTGGATGACAAACAATTAGGCGATAAGAGCCCGATGAGCACAATCAAACGCCCACCAAAGCCAGCAACTGGCGCTAGCGTATCAAAATAAAAGGAACATAAAATGGATTTCAAAAGTTTATTATCACAACTAGACCAGTTGAACGAAGCTACAACAAAAACTAAAACTGGTTTAACCCATACTGCTGAGCCGGGTGGTTATGGACGTAAAGATGACGAAGATGCAGAAGGCAATAGAGTTAAAGCTGCCTCTACAGAAAAAAGAGGTAAAGGTCGTCCAAAGAAAGCTACACAATCTTCCGGTGAAGATAAGAAATATGACTTCAGTGCATTTGGTGTAAAGCATGGTAAAGATGTTAAGTTACCAAAGCATGACAAAAAGAAAACTACTAAGCATAGTTTAAAAGAATATTTTGATGCATTGGATCAAGCAATGCTAGCTGAAAATGAAATGTCTCCTGATGCAATTGCTAAAATGAATCCGCAACATAAAGAATATTTTGGTAAGAACCCACACTTTACACGTGGTGCTGAAGTAAAATCTGTAGGTAAAACAATTAATGCAAAAGGTAACCCAATTTCCGCTCTTGCAACAAAGGTAACACCTAAGTTTAATAAGCCTGATACAGTTCAGCGTTTATCACGTGGATCATTCAACGCTCCAGTAGAAGAAGCTGAACAGATTCAAATCAAACCAGCAAATCAAATGCCTAAACAACCTGGTCAAATGACACCACCGGGACAACAGCAACAGCAACAAGTTGCTGGTCAACCTGCACAGAATACGCAAGTTATTGCTCAAGGTAATAAGACATTAGGTACAGTTAATAACCCACAATTAGCACAACAGATTAAACAATCTATTGGCAAAGGTGAAATGACTTTGATGCCTGATCAAATGCACGAAGAAGATATCGGTAAGCATAACAATGCTACTACTGGCTTTGATGCAATGGTTCGTAAATTAACACCAAAATATGGTGTAGAGGCAGCAAAGCGTATTGCTGGTGCACAACTAAAGAAAATTCGTGAAGCCGATCAACCACCAAACGATAGTTTGATGAGCCCTATCAGCGAAGCACGTGCTAAAGCTGACAATAAAGCTGAAAAAGCAGGTAAGAAAGTTACTAAAGACTTAGAATATGATATGGGTCACAAAGGTAAAGATGATGCTAAAGCTGAAAAGGCTGGCAAGAAAGTTACTAAAGACATTGAATATGATGAGAAAAAGAAAAAGACAGTAAAAGAAGCGGCTAAACCAGACTTCTTAGATATAGACAAAGACGGCGATAAGAAAGAACCAATGAAAAAAGCCGCAACAGATAAAAAGAAAGTTAAAGAAGGTATGGATCATAGATTAAAGGCAGCTCGCCATATGGGTAAAGCTCATGCTCTTACTAAAGAAGGCTATAATTGTCGTTATGATGACATGGAAGAATCAAGACATTACCATGAAGGCTACAAAGAAGGTCTAGATGAGTGTTATGGTCAAATGCCAATTCAAGGTTATGTAGGTGAAACAGAAGGTACTATGCCGGCAGCAACCACTTCAGGTATGGCTAGTCAAGCAATGCGCGGCGGTATTACTGATGAAGGTAATGCTTTTACCGGTAAATTAAAGGCCACCCCACAAGGTAGTAAGTTCACTTTAGGTGGCAATACATTCAAAGATACAAGTAGTATCGAAGAAAGCCCATTCGCTTTTGAATCTTTAGACAAACAATTAAATGCATTGTTAGAAGGTGAAAAAGTTATTGAAGGTATGACTGTTAGCATCAGTAAAGGTAATCAAGGACAGCCTGACTCAGTAAGTGTAAATGCGCAAGACAGTGAAGCTGATCAATTATTAAATATCATTAAACAAGCAGGTTTAGGTTTGTTTGGTGGAGATGAGCAAGCTATATCTTCAACTGGTTCACAACCAATGAGCGTTGCAGTTGATGGTGAAGAAGCTCCTGCAGAGATCGAAGTAGTTGATGACCATGATGATATGTTATCATTGATTCGCAAAATGTCCGGTCAAGGTTCTGCACAATCAGCCGGTGATTATGAAGAAGAAGGTGGTAATGAACCAGCTCACACACACGAAGAAACCTGTGAAAGTTGTGGTTCTGCTATGCAAGAAGGCCATTCGTGCGGTGAATCAGTTGAAGAAGATGAATCAATGGATCAACGTGAATACGAAGTTGCAGAAGAAATCAATCCTAACAACAATGACGAAGCTGAAGAAGAACAAACAGATGCTACACGTGATGCAGCCTTAGCAACAGCGGCTGGTAAAAACTTTGCTGATACTGATGCTCCTCTTGAAGAAGGTGGTGATGGTGGTGAAGCTGGTACTGATGCTATTGCAGCCGACGATGCGGCCGACGAAGCTAATGCTGAAGAAGAAGATTTAGATGAGTCATATGCTAACGGTGATGATGACACCTTTGAAACTGATATTGACTTTATGACTAAAGTTATTTCAGGTGGATTAAACAAGCAAAAATCTACCGGTCAAACAACAATCCCAGTTGTTTCTACACAAGTAAATCGTTTAGGTAGTCCAATGAAAGAGTCTACTGATTTGTTAACGGATTGGCGCAAATTAAGTGGTATTAAGTAATTAATATTGCTCAGAAGTACCCGGCTTTAGTCGGGTACTTTTTTGGCTATAGTGTTTGTAGGAAAACGATAAATACTAAATAAGGTGATATAGATATGGCTCAACAATATATAGATTTCGGTAGCTTTCCGGATGATCCAGATGCAGATGCTATAAGAACGGCATTCCAAAAAGTACAAACTAACTTCAATGAATTATTTGCTACAACAACCGCAGGATCAGTAACATCAGTTAATAGAGGTGCTGGTATTACTGTTAATAGTCCTACAGGAAACGTTATCGT